GAAATATGAGTAAATTAAATGTTAATATCGGTCCAGACGATATGCAGCCGATATCATGCAAAGAATGTGACGGATTGTATTTTCGTCAAGTAATGGCTATCAACAAAGTATCTAAATTTTTAACGGGTGGTGACAAAGACACTATGGTACCTATTCCTGTGTTTAGATGTGATGATTGCGGGTCTATTCCAGAAGAGTTTCAACCAGTTAAAATGAAAACGAAATAATGTCAATTTCTTATCATAAATCGGATGTTACTATTGTTTTTAAGACTTCTAATAGAAGTAACGCTAAAACAAAAATGAAAACGATCCGTAACAAAAGCATTGATGATGTTTTAGAAAGAAAAATTCCCGGAATACCTGATACTGCAGTTATTTTGGAAATAGGCATCGGTGAACGATTTGAACAACAATGGAAAACTAAATATAAATTATAATGGCAGAAGAAAAGAAGGGTGCAAGTATTTTTGATTTTATTGATGGAGTTACTCACAAGAAAAAAGAATGGTCAAAATGGTCCGAAACAGATCAATCTAGATTCGCTCCATATATTGTGAATAGATGGCTATCAATGCGGCAGGATCTAGTAGAAATCGTTAATGAGTTACAAACATATACAATAGGGTTATTGCGTCCGCGAGAAACATATCGCCTTTATCACGATTTATTGCCAACAAGCAAAGGATTTGCAAAATACATTAAAGGCAAAAAAGAAGATAAATATTCAGACAAATTGATTGAACAGATTGCAGAACATTATCATGTTAGCAAATCGGAAGCAATCGACTACGCCGAATTATTAAATCAAGATCAATGCGCCCATCTTCTGTCACTTTACGGATACGCAGACAAAGAAATAAAAACAATGATTAAAGGAGTTAAGAAATGAGCATAAACACTCAGTCTCACTATAAAGGAAAGGATAGCTTGTACAAATTTGCAGAAGAATGGAATTTGAATAGCTATGAATTCGATATCATTAAACGCATTGTAAGATGCCGCCATAAAGGTCGTTTTTCGGAAGATTTGCAAAAGACCAAAGATTTGATTGATATTTATCTTAAAGAACAACTTCAAAATTATTCGATGTTTAATTCTATAGATTTGGATCTTTCGAAATAATTTCATATATTTAATGTATGAAATCCGGAAACTATATTTTTTGAAATTAATTAACTATATTTATATAAAAAGGTTAGTATGAATTATCAAAAAATACATGATTCTATTATAGAAAGAGCTAAAAATAGAAATCTATTAGGTTATAAAGAACGACATCATATTATTCCTAAGTGTTTGGGCGGATCTGATAATTTAGATAACTTAGTTGATTTAACGGCTCGAGAACATTTTATTATACATAAGATTTTATGTAGATTATATCCAGATAATGATAAATTAATTTACGCAGTTTGGATGATGAGTAACGTTAGATATGAAAATAGAACATATAATATTAGTAATCGTGAATATGACCAAATACGAAATATTTTTCGAGATACGTTAAGTACTAGAATGTCTGGAGAAAATAATCCATTTTATAACAAAAGTCATTCTTCAGAAACAAAACAAAAAATGCGACAGTCAGCAATTAATAGAAATACTATTTCTGATGAAACTCGCCAAAAAATGAGCATCTCACAAAAAAATAGAAAACGAAAACCATTTTCTGATGAAGCAAAACAAAAAATGAGTATCGCTAAAAAGGGATATATTATGTCCACAGAAACAAAAGAAAAACTACGTATTTCATCTACTGGTAGGAAACATTCTGATGATACGAAGAAAAAAATGAAAAAACCTAAACGTATAATACATTGTCCACATTGCAATAAACAAGGCGGAGAACCTCAGATGTATCAATGGCATTTTAACAATTGTAAGTATGCAAAAACAAAATAATTATATTAATCCTGTCTATAAGCTTTCTTTACGCGATGCAACTTCTGTACCTAGAAAAATATCTTATTCACAATGGTCAATGTATGAAAAATGTCCACGATCTTGGAAACTTGCATACATTGATGGTCTCGCACCATTTCAATCCAGCATAGATACATGTTTTGGTACGGCATTTCACGAAACATTGCAACATTATTTAACAGTAATGTATACCGAGTCTGTTAAACGTGCAGATGCATTGGATTTTCGTAGCATCCTAACAAATAAGATGCGAGAAGAATATGCTAACAACGTAACTGTTAATAACGGAGAACATTTTTCTAATCCGTTGCAAATGGCAGAATATTTAGAAGATGGAGTTGCTATTTTAGAATGGTTCAAGAAACGTCGCAAACAATATTTTTCTACAAAAGATTATGAATTAGTTGGCATCGAATTGGAGCTTTGCGAACCAGCATCAGAAACAAATTCTTCAGTTTATTGGTACGGCTTTATTGATTTAGTTATTCGACACATACCTACCAATACTATTCATATATTTGATATCAAAACGAGTCGTGCTGGATGGAATAAATATCAAAAGTCAGATTCGTTGAAAATGGCCCAATTGGTTGCTTATAAAAATTATTTTTCGCGTCAATTTGGTATTCCTAAAGAAAACATCGTAGTTGAGTTTTTTATTGTGAAACGCAAGTTGGTTGAAGAGTCAATGTTTCCGCAAAAACGCATACAATTGTTACGTCCAGCAGCTGGCACCGTTACGCAACGCAAAATTCAGAAACATATTGATAATTTCATTGATCATTGTTTTGACGCAGAAGGCAATAAATTAGCAGAACGACAATATGAAGCCGTTTCTGGTAAAGGTGATAAGAATTGTAAATATTGTCCGTTTAAAACTGATTACACAAATTGTCCTAAAGAAAATAGGATTCGTATTGATAAATCATTATAATATAGTATGATTCAGTTTACACATAAACATAAGTATGTATATAAATTTGAACTTCAGAAACGTGCACCGTTTGTGGGTTGGGAGAAAATGGAGTATATACTATTAACTAATCATGATGATCCAAACAGCAAAGATAATCGAGCATTGTTAGAAAGTGCATTACGAATTGCATACGGATATCAGCCAAAAGGTGTTAAATTTTCATACGAGAAAACAACATGATAAAAGTAGCAATAATTGGAAATACGGGTTGGCAGAACAAACGCAAAGTGCAAGAAACATTGCAATTGCTAAAACGTAAATTTCCAGATTCAGATGAATTGGTAATCATCGGCGCCGGTGGTAATGAAGGTGTCAACAGCATGGTTAGAAAATTTGCATTGGAATTCGGAATGAGGTATCATGAATACAATCCTTCGTTTTCCGGATATAACTTATACTCAGCAATGCCAGAATCATATTACGGCAAATCATACCATTTCAGTCAACTACATCATCGTATGAAGCTAATTGCGGAACAATGTGACTACATGATGATATTAACTAATGAAGAAGAATTAGATCCAGTACTTAAAACTGCATATACAAACATAAACAAGTTAAAAAAACCGGTAGTTATACTAGGTTAATATTTATAATAAAGTTATAAGGAATAATAAATGGAATTACCAAAGTTACAAAAATTTGATCCAAACAAGCCTAAGAAAAAGAAAATTTTATTGTTATCTGATGATTTTCGACTTCCATCTGGTATTGGTACAATTAGCAAAGAAATTATCTACAATACGGTTAAAGAATTTGATTGGGTGCAATTGGGTGCAGCAATTAATCATCCCGATGCAGGAAAAGCATTTGATTTATCTCAAGAAGTATCAAAAGAAACGGGAGTTCAAGATGTTTCGGTAAAATTGATTCCGTGGAACGGATATGGCGATAGAAACATTTTATTCGCAATATTGAATCAAGAACAACCAGATGCAATTCTTCATTTTACAGATCCTAGATATTGGGTTTGGTTGTATCAATTAGAACATGAAATAAAAACTACGTTCCGAGTTCCAATTACGTATTATTCAATTTGGGATGATTTACCATATCCAATGTGGAACGCTCCTTTTTACGGTAGTTGTGATATGATCATGGGCATTAGTAAGCAATCTGATAATATCCACAGAGAAGTACTTAAACAGAACGGATTTGGCGTTGTAGATTACGATAACGGAGTAGTTACAAAAAATTTAAAATGGAATCAGGTAGTTACTGGATTCGTACCGCACGGATTAAATCATAACACGTTTAAACCTATTCCGAAAGATGATTCTGTATATCAAACAATGCATGATAAAATTAAAACTACGAATGGAGTTGATTTTGTAGTATTTTGGAATAACAGAAACATCAGAAGAAAACAACCAGGAGATTTAATTATTGCATTCAAGCATTTTGTAGATCAACTTCCTGCAGAAAAACAAAGTCGCGTAGCATTACTAATGCATACCCAAGCAATTGACGAAAATGGAACGGATTTACGTGCGGTAGCCAAAACATTGGCACCTAATTGTAAAATATTGTTTTCGGAACAAAAATTAAATGCACAAGATTTAAATGCAATGTACAACGTTGCTGATGTTGTAGTAAACATTGGTAGCAACGAAGGTTGGGGACTTAGTTCAACAGAAGCAATGTTAACAGGTACGCCTATTATTAATAATGTTACCGGAGGATTGCAAGATCAATGCGGGTTTACGGATGAAAATGGAGAATGGCTTCGATTTGATGGTGAATTTGCAACGAATCACACAGGTAAATACAAAAAACATGGATCTTGGGTAAAACCAGTATTTCCAAGCAACAGATCACTACAAGGATCTCCACAAACGCCATATATCTTTGATGATCGAGTACAATTTGAAGATGTAGCAGACGCAATTCGTTATTGGTATGATATGTCTGAATTAGAAAGAGGTACACGAGGTTTGGCGGGTAGACAATGGGCAATGGATAATGGCTTAACTGCGGAATCAATGGGTAATAAAATGATTGAAATGTTTA